TCCTTCAGACCCACCTCGCGGAGGGCGAACCAGACGTCGGCGGCGGTAATCAGATAGCTCATGTGTGTGTTCCTGTTGGTCTCATCAGGCTAGGTGCTACCTAGCGACCATTGGGGGACCGGAAGTCCCCCTAGGTTTCGACCTAGTAATTGAGCGAGATGCCCCGGCGGAACAGGCCCATGTTCAGCGTCAACACTTCGCCTGCCGCGCGGAACGCATCACGCTCCGTTTGGTAGTCGTACAGGTGGACGTGATCGCCATTCGGGGTGACCCCGTACAGGCCCCAGAACTGCGCCTGCTCCGGGTCGCACTGGACGAAGTGGGTACATCCCGCACAGGGTTCGTCTTTGAACTCGTCGCGGACCGGCCAGATGGCCAAGCCCATGAGGTCGAAGAAATCCGCAGGAGAGATGCCGAACTGCGCGAGTGCTTGGTTAGTGGTGAGCATGTGTGTGTCCTTGTGTTGGTCTCGTCAGTGCCCGCATGACGGGCAGACCTAGGGTGTGACCCCTAGGTTTCGACCTAAGGCCCTTGCGGGCTGTGCTACTTCTTCGGACCCCGGTAGAGGTCGGCGAAGTCTTCAACGTTCCAATCGTCCAGCATGTGTGTGTGTCCTTTATGGTCTCATCAGCCAGCGCCTAACGCTGGGACCGTCTCGCGACGGTTTCGACCTGCTAGTTGACCGGCTGGCGCGGCGGGCGCCGTATCGGCGTGACGTTGCCTTGCGGCTGGGTCACAGGGGCAGGGGCCTTCGCCCGTGGCTTGCGCTTGCGCTTGCTCCGGGGCGCTGGGGCCTCCAGCCTAGCCCGCTCGTGTTCCTTGCGCGCCGCTGTGTTCACCGCGAGGTGACCAAAGATCAGCGCGAGGGACGTCAAGGCCATCACGGTGCCGCTCAGCCAGCGAGGGAAGAGCTGCACCGGCTCGGGTGCCTTGAGGGCATCCAAAGCGGCCTTGGCGGTGGCGACGTTCGCGGATAGGGCCGCGTGTGTCGCCTGATAGGTCTCCGCCTTGCGGATCGCACCATTGGCGTCCGGCGTAGGCAGTGCGATCAGGGCAGCTTGAGCAGACGCGAGCGTCGCCTTTGCTGCGGCAAGATCGGCCGCGTGTTGCTCCGTTGCCGGACCATTTACAGCGGCATTTGCAGCGGCATCGAATTGCCATGCTGCATTGGCATTGGAGCCCGCATCCATCGCCGTGAAGATCAGGATGGCGAGCCAAGCCGAGAGGCCTGCCCCGTGTGCAGCCGGGCCGGTGAGGGCGGCAGCGGCAAGAGGCGCGACCAGTGCAACCGCAGCGCCCATGACGGCGAGCGGCTGAGACACTTCCCAGAGGGCGATCCCCCATCCAACCGCACCAAACGCCGCGAGGACGAGGGTAGCGATCCACAGGGTGATCCGAGAGGCCGCGAAGGTGCGGACCCTGGGTTTACGTGATTTGCTCATGTGTGTGTCCTTGTGTTTTCATGAAGGCATCTTCAGGCGGGTCTCTATCCCCGCGACCGGGTCTCCCCGGTTTCGCCCTAGGTGGCCGGAAGGCCTGCTTTGGCTTTCGCCTCTTCGAGTGTCTGAGCGCCCGGTGTGCGCCACTCTTGCCTGACGTGCAGGCCGCTGGAGTTCAGCTCAAAGAGTTGAAGGCGGTTCAGCTCCGGCGCGTATCTGTGGCGCTCCAGCCGGTAATCGAGCACGGGCTTGGATGGCGTCACTATGCGCGGCTTGCGTTTGCTCATGTGTGTGTCCTTGTGTGTTTCGAGCGATACTGCGCCCATCGTCAGGCAGGGCTGCTTGCCCCGCGACACACTCCCCTTCCGCCACACAAACCAGCATGTATCTCGTCCACTTGGACGCCATGTGTGACTACTCCCCATACCAGCCTCGTTAGGGCCTAAGGGCGCTGCTACTCGATATGACGCTCGCCGATTTACACGGGCCGCATGGTGCAGTGATGCGGGTCACGACGTTCCGGGAGTGAAACCCGGGAGGCGTTGGCCCCGTCGATGAGTGGAAGGTCGCACCAATCCGAAAAAATGTCAACCCCCCAGTATTTGCTACAGGATGCGGGGCATTTCGGGGTCTCATATGCGCGAGGGCGCACACGACTACGCGTGTAGTCGCGCGAAATAAAGCCTTCCAGCCGATCACTCGGGCAGGGAAGGAAAGCGCGCAGTACCACGCGTGGTCCGAAGGACTGCGCGCAGTACCACGTGAGGCATGCGCTGCATCTCATATCCAATGCAAACCCCAGTATTTACTGGGCATCCAGCCCCATCGGTGGCACGCGCGGTGGCACGAGAGGGTGCCGGGTGCCCCTTCGGGGCAACTTCAGGCTGACCTCAGGCCCCCCCTACGGGGGGTCGCCGCGCTCGGGTGCCTATCATGAAGGCGCTCACATTTTTGCGGCGGAAAAGTCGGCCGGCATGATCGCGCATGTGAGATGCGAGGTAATCCCAGGGGCCACCAGGGGTCGGACCTGGGTGGGCCTTAGGCGAACTCGGCGAGGTGGGCGTCTAGTTCGGGGACGAGCCAGCACATGGGGTGGACGCGCTTCTCTCGAAGAAGGCTGGAGGCGATCCGCGATGTCCACCCTGGGCGCCCCTCGAAGTAGCCGAATGCTCTCAAGTAGCGGCGAGCACGTTTGATCTCTTGGGCGTTTCGCTTTGCGTCCTTCTTGCGGACGATCTCTCGGCGCCTCTCTGGGTTCTTAGCGTCCCATGCTGCGGTGTGGGCGGCGCGAACCTCTTTAGGTACGCGGCGGTTGGCTTCTCGGCCGGCTGCGCGGAAGCACTCTAGGCAGCGGGTTGTCATCCGCCAGCCCTCGAAGCGCATCGCGCTGCGGGGAACTTCTTGTTGGCACTTTAAGCAGGGAACAAGGTCTTCCATAGGTGGCTCCGTAGGCGGATGAAAGAGTAAACGAAGGTCAGGCCACTCAGGGGACTGAGCTATATGTAAACGAAGGGTAAGGGGATTGAGTGTTCATCATCGAAGTAAGCCACCCTAAGACCACCTCATGTCCCTCCTACCCAACCACTGGCGGGAGACATGAGGTAGTCTAGGGAGGCTACTACCGCGATGAACTAGAGGAAGACCTATAGTAGACCTAAGGTATCCTATAGAGGCTATCCTATATGGAACGGAGGGAGGGCGGAGTTTGGCCTCTGTCCGTATGTGGGGTTTATGAGGCCTTTTACGGTAACGCCTTGTTTTTCCTAGCGTATCATCACCCCGTCTTTCCTGGCCTTCCTGGACCCCTGGAAGGGCTTCTGGACGGCATTCACCTGGTTCTCGAAGTGCCACTTGAGGTCCTTCTCCATGAGCTTCTCCTTGGCCTTCGCAGCGGTCGCCTGGCTGTCTAGGGCCATGTGGTCCACCCAGTAGGCCACAGCGGCTGCTAGGGAATCCAGTCGGTCATCATGGGGCAGGGAGCCACGCTCGGCGGTGATACGGGTCATCTGGTAGAAGAGGCGGAATTTATATTGCTCCTCCGTGCGGTAGTCCTGGACCAGCCTGTCGTCCTCTTCGATGACCTGTTCGGCCATGACGAGGCGGTGCTGGTTCATGACAGGCTCCAGGGTCTGGATGATCCTGGCTTCCTTCATCATCCCGGCCCGCTGATCCTCGACCTGGCAGAGGTGGTCGATCTGTTTGAGGTGGGGCTTAAGGAGGGAGGAGAACATCCCGATGCCGAAGTTGCTCTCGACGAGGATTTTATGGACCCCATAGGTCTTGGCGTCCTTGGCGATCCTTTGAAGTACAGCGTCTTCGTATCCCCCTTGGGTACCAACGACCTTCAGGACGTACATGGTGCCCATCAGGATGGCCACGATGGCCCAGGCAGTCTCGTCCTTACCTGCGCCGGCAGGGTCGATAGCCATGACAACGCCCGTATAGGGGAGGTAGGAGCTGTCGGTGAAGGCTGGGGCGTAGAAGCCGTCCCCGTCGAGGCCTGGAGTGACCACTTCGTTGAGCTGTTGGCTGGGCTTTGGGCCCCACACAACGCTCGCTGGGGCCTTCTTGGGGTCCAGCGGCAGGACAATGAGGTCCTTGAGCTTCAGCGGGTAGCGATCTGCGTCTGAGAGGCTGGTGTCGAGGAGGAACTGGAGGGCATAACCCGAGTTTCCGTAGGACAGCCGGCGTTCTGAGAGGTCCTGATCTGTAAACCGCTTAGGGTCGAGGCTCCGGCCGAACTTGAAGACCCCCTTTTCGAGGCCTTCGGTCACATAAGGGGCCAGGCGGGAGTTCATCCGGTCGAAGTACGTCTTGTCGGGCACCTCAGAGGGCCAGATGCGGGGCTCATAGCCCTTCTCGGGGAGTGCGTTGTACAGCGATTGCTCGGTCTGAGGGGTTCCGAGGTAAACCACAGAGCCACCGGGGATCAACACGGCGTCGAACTCCTTGACCAGCTCGCGGGTCTTGTCGCGCTGCATCTGGGTGAAGGAGTTACCGGGGACTTCGATGTCGTCGGCCACGATGAGGTTGGCTCGGGAGCCTGTCAGCTGGCCGGTGATGCCCACCGACTTGACCGATGGGGAGTGCTTGGCTGCTGCCGGCCCCACGTCGAAGGAGATGTTGCTGTCCCGCTGGCCGGGGCGGGCCTGGAGGTGCTGGAGGAGGGGCATCTCGGCGATGAGGCGCTTGGTGAAGATCGAGAAGTCGTCTGCGCGGGTCTTCGACGCTGAGACCACCATGATGGCCTCGTCAGGATCGCGCAGGAGGCGCCAAAGGACGAAGGCTGAGGTGATGTACGACTTGCCCACGCCTCGGAAGGCCATGATGATCTTGCGCCGGCCCCCGTGCTGGAGGTAGTCGGCGATGTCGTTCTGGATCGGGGTGGGCCTTGGGAGGCTTAGGTGGGACCAGACGAGGGCCATGAAGACCTTGAAGTCCTCATAGATCGGCCACAGCTCCGGGTTGGCGGCGTACGTAACGCGCCACCAGGGGGTCTTCTTATCGCGCTTGTCTACCACGCAGGCCCCCAGTCGTCAGAGCAAGGCCCGGCGCCGCCGTCGTCTATCCCAGCGCACTGCATATCGACTATCCATAGGCGCTTCACGCCCGCCTTGCGCTGCGAGGGGGTCAGGCAATTGGCCACCGGATTGCTGGCTCCAGTCCTCTTTGTTGCCGTCTTCACGTCCACCTTGATGGGGCTCAGGTTTGCCGCAAAGATGCAGAGGTCAGCTTGGCCCACGCTCGAAACGTTGCGGAACACTTCGTACCCGCGCTTCAACGCCCACGCGGCGGCGAGCACTTCGGAGATGTCCCCGGTGCGGTTGCTACACATAATTACTACCTTTTCTGTATTAGGCCCTAGGAGCCTCTAGGATCAGCGCACAGCGGTTTTCCTGCGGAGAGCTACCCACACAAGGGGAAGCCCTCCGCAGCCTGCGTACGGTCAAATTTTGGGGGTTAGTTGAGGCGTTCTGCGATCTCGTCCGGCGCGAGGTCGGAAGTGATCGAGTTGACCTGCTCAGCGAGGGCTCGGAGTGCCGAGTTGTCCACGTCGCGGGCAGGCTCGATGCCGTTGCCCTTGAGGAACTTAATGGCCTCTGCGAGTATCTTCGGGTCCCGCTCTCGGACACCTTCGGTCAGGGCTTCGGCCACCAGGGCGTGAAGCTCTTCGAGAGCGGTCATCTTTGCTGCTTTAGACATTGGAGGCCTTTCGTAGTTCTGACTTGATCTCGGCGAGGTCCTCTTTGATGGACCTAACGCGCTCTTCGAGTCGCGCGAGGGTTACTTTGTTTTCGCCTGCGAATTGGGTTCCGCTGGCGACGGTGTCTTGCAGCTCATCTAGGCGGGCTGCGTGTTGCTCGACTTGCTGGTGGAGCCTACCCAGCCCGAAGACTGAGTAGGCCGCCGCCACGAAGCCAGAGGCCCCGACGAAGTCGAGGACAGTGGAGATGGTGGACATTTGGTTTCCTATTTCTTGAATAGAGATGCTGAGATGAAGCGGTCGTAGAACCGCCGCGTGATGGACGACGGGGTACCGGTGTACGACAGCTTGATGAGGCCCTGGAGGACGTAAATCCAATCGCCGGGAGGTGCGCTCAAATCTGCCACGGATATTGCCGTGGTTCCTTGAGAGGCCGTCAGGGACGTGTTGGCGGGCTTAGAGTTGTTGGAGCAGTTCTGGGTGCGGAGAACCGTGTCCTGAGGGCCGGGAAACTGCGGCTTCCTTACGATCCTTAGGAATACCTCAGGGTGGCCTGGCGGAGTTGGCAATCCCCCAACGTGCTTCGCGTCGTGAAAGGCTGTGCCGGTGAGCAGGACTTTGGAACCTGCTGGCACAGTTATCCCAACGACTGCAATGTCGGTCCACTCGTTGTTGGTCAGGTCGATGAACTCGTCGTCCTGATCGACAACAACCTGCGAGATAGCGTTTGCTGCGATCTTGTCTTCGAGGACCGTACCGTTCACCAGAACGTTACCGTTCAGCTCGATGGTGTCCGCCGTGAAGGCGATCTTCGAGCCGTTCCAGACGCCGTCCCCCTCCGAGGAGAAGGCCTCAATGGTCGCCACGTTGGTCGCGGTGTTGACCGAAAGCAGCAGGCGGGCCTGCGAGGAGCTGCCTGTCGCCAGTGCCTCTCGTAGCTCCGTGACGCCAGCGGTCGAAGAGTTGATCTGGTGGATCGAACATTCGAACCATCGCAGAGTCGGAGAGGGGTTCTGGTACGCCTGCCCGAAGCCGTTCCACTGGGTCATCGCGTAGATGTTCAATCTGGTGGCGTTGGCAGGGGCAGTGAAGGTCTTCTCGAAGACCCTGCGGCCATCTCCGGTCGTCGCAAGGACGCCTGAGGTGTCTCTCTCGGTGAAGAATGAGAGCCACTGAGTCGCGATCAGGCCGTTGGACGCGTTAAACCATTGAACGAGAACTCCAGACGCTTGGTAGGTTCCTGTTACCAGGGCAACGTCAGCCCGCACGAGGTACTTGTTACCTGCGCGGACGGAGCCTTGTGCGAGGACCTGCTGCCAGCCTACGCCGACGCCCCCGTTGACTGCGGTGACCCGTGCGTGGAGGCCCCCGCCGCCCCACGGACGCGGCTCGATGACGGTGTTGGCGATGCCGTTCGACCAGTTGTTCCATCCGCGAGGGAGTACGCCAGTGTCTGGGGAGCCTTCAGCGAAGAACGGGTTCTTGTTGAGGGCGGAGCTGGCTGCTGCGATCTCGGCGGTGTTCTGGAGGTCCGTGATGTCGGCGATGTCAGACCACGCGATCTGCCAAGTGCCACCTGCGGAGGTGCCGGAGGCGTTGTACCCGATGAACAGACGAGAGGTCA